AATGATTTGGCCTCTTGTTTTGAAATCTGAATCTACACCAGCAAGAGTTCCAAATACGTTATTAATTTTATCAGAAACTCCCAAAGCACTGAAATCAGTTCGGGTAGGTGAGAAAGTAATATTATTAACAGTACCAGTGAAAATTCTGTAACTAAAATCATCATCGGGATAAGAAGCGATAGGAGCAGAGATTTGATCAGCATATACTTGTCCATCTTCGTCCACCCATTGCCCCAATGAAGAGTTCCAAAACATACCATCCACATAGCCGTTGCAAAGGTATACTGTAACATCGGCGCCGTAAAATACATTTAAATCACCCCCATTTGCATCAGAAAGTCTATGGTAAATTAACTCTAAATTATCAATTGAAAAGCTTACTTTTGGGATTTTAGCAAGAGGATCTTTTGATATGATTCCTCCAAAAGAATTATCCACGCTCCCAATATCAAGACTCCAATCAACCGCAGATACACTATTGGGTGCAATTCCATAATAAGAAGAATTATTGATTGTAGTGATTCTAAAAACATTAGTTTGTGCAGGAAGTTGGCCTTCTATATTATTCCAATTCCCATTGGGATTTTCAATCTTCACCATATAATAAAGATCTGAAAACTTATTTACTTGTCTTGATATTGCCATAGAAACTCCAGTTATAATAAAAATAACTTGTTTTACTCAAAGTTTCTTGATAAGGCTCCTAGCATCTTGGCTAAACTCATTTCCATGTTGGATGAACGTGTTTGAAATTCTTTGACATCGTCAATGATGTCCTCTAGTATCCCTTTTACGGTTGATACATCTTTTTCATTAAGTTCTAACTTATGCGCATTATTTACTAATTTACGTTCTTGAGCTTCTAATCCTATGATCATCTTTTCCAACTCTCTTTCAAACCTATCCAATTTTGTCCGCTTATAAGCAACTTTAACTTCAATGTCATGGATATTTTTGATAGCGTCTTTGAGATCCCTTTTGATTTTTTTAAATTGCTCTCGATCTCCGCTTTGTTCTTTTTTGATATTCGTATGTAGTCGGTCCAGTTGTTTTTGTAGATACTTATGATATCCAAAACCAAGGGAAATAGCGAAAGCAGAAGCACCGCCTCCAAGCTCCTCCCAATGATCCATTCCGAATTTAACAACTGATATTGCATCCACATATTAAAAATAGCTTGTTTTCTTATGTTATTTTATCATATAATCAAGCGTTTGGAAATAATTTTTTATAATCAATCCAGGGATTGTATTTAGTTTCTTGAAGAAATAGAGTTTTACAAATAAATAAATTTTTAGTTTCAAAATATGGTTTCTTTCCACCAAAACGGACTGCTCTATACATAGCTTTACGGCGCCACCATGAAATGTCTAGTTGGTCCATAACTGTGTAAAATAGCTCATCAGCTTCAAGTCTGCCTTTTTTATTTTTTCCAAGAATTAAGCTCGAATAAAGCCAATCATGAAGCAATGCAGCAAGTGCATAATTACCCATCGGTTTTCCAATGAAGCTCTGCGCCCATTTTGGAATGGATGCACCATCCCAGTTAAAACCTATTGGAATCCTACATACTTCACCATTAGGTAGAATAAAATCAATAATAGCAGTTGTTTCATAAATATCAAATTGGTCGCCATTTTTATATCCTGTTTTCTTCCATGGTCTTTGTTTTTTCGGGAATGGTGATAAATCAAAACCTTCAGAAACAAAGAAGGTGAACAAGTCCACCTTCTTCTTTCTATATTTTACGTTTGCTCTATATTCTTTTGGATTAAAATAAATCATCAAGGAACGTCACTAACTATATCTGAAACGGTCATGTTATACATTTGAAAAATACAATTAGCCTCAGTTCCTGTGTCGAATAAGTAAGGGTATGTATCACCATCTCCCATTCTCCACCAATGTGTAGGCTCTGTAGTTAATAGGGATAGATCTTTAACGTTGCCACTATTATAGATATCTGAAATATTCGAGCTTTCATCACTGTCAAAAATTGCTATTTCATCGAGGTTAGCTCCTCTTAATGAGTTGCCACTAGTTAAACGACCGAATCTAAAATTACCTGATTGCATCGCTGCACTATATCCATAGTTACCATGGGAACCGCCTAAAGTTTGGGATACCCCATCTATATACATCTTAAATCGAGAATAATATAAATTAACGTCACTTGATGCAGAACCTGTCGTCCCCCCATCATAAGTAACTGCAACGTGTTGCCAAGTACCAGGAGTTATGCTTCCATTAGGTGAGTGTAGTTGGATATAGTTGTTTTGGCTTCCATATCGCAATCTAAGTCGTTTCAAAGAGCCTTGATTAGTTTGTCGTAACTCAATGTAACCACCTTGGCCAACACCAGTACCAAGGCCGAAATACATAATCACCTGGCCCCTAGAATCTGAACTTGCTTTAAACCAAAAAGTCACAGTCCAAGCATCACTCGAACCACTTCCGTTCCCACTTCTGCCTAAAACATTTTGCAATATACCTGCATTCGCTCCTATATAATCTTGGTTATTAAATTGAACACTTTTTGTATTTGAAAAAGGAGGAGTTGATACATTTAGAGTAATTGTCTCAGAATCTTCACCAAAGTAGTTAATAGCCTTTGCAGTGATGTTGTAAGTACCCACTGAAAGACTTGATCCACCTACTAACTTGCGAACATTGCCATCTACTGTAACAACTCCACTAGGTAAATTCTCCCACTCATACCCAACTCCATAATCTGCAAGTAATTCGTAGTTTAAAACCTCTCCTGCTACTAGATTAATTGTTGTGTTTGAAGTGATTGATGGGATTTGACCAGTTGATCCAGATGCTTGGAAAATTGCATTCAAGGCATCGCAAGCCTCAGTTGCAGTTGCTCCGTATTCATTTCCATTTTCATCCACTATTTCAGCATGGTCTAAACTTGTAACTAAATCAAAGTTTTTAGCAGTATCAGTAATTGAAACTAAATCATTATCTACTGTGGCCTGCAAAGAGTTCAAAAATTGAGCACCATTTGCATCTTCAATAAAGATGGCATTTGCTTCATTATCTCTATAAATTGTTGTCATTTTTAAACCTTTTTATAACTAATTAATTGAATGACTGAACCTGCATTTACTAAGGTTCCACCTGTTGAGAGTTTTACTTGTAATGAAATAGGGTTATCCCTTGTATTTGTATCGCCCATGTATATTAAATCTGGGCTTAATGAAAATCTATAAGGACTTCCAGAGCCTTCATCTAATCGGCCTAATCTTTTTTCAAGAGTATAAGATCCTGCGCCTGCTCCTAGTTGGTACCTAAACTGTAACGATGCGTTGTTTGTACTAGGTGTCACCGTAAAGTCATTTCTGATTAAAATGGTATCACCCAGCTTCAAACCTGTTGGATCTATTGCCCCTGTTGAATTATCCATAAGCTCAACTACATCGCCGTTAGGCTTGTATGCTTTGTTTGTGAAAGCTCCTAATCCATCATTAGGGATAGTTGTCCATGTGTCTGAAACTAAACTAATTGGAGTTGTGCTAGTGGAGGTGTCATTGTAGTCAATAAATCCACCGCCGCCGCTTAAAGCAGATCCAAAGAATGCTTTTGTAATATCTTTAGTGTATATGTTTTTTTCGGCGCCCCTAGTTTGAGCAAGATACTGACGATACATAGAGTTGATTTCATCTGCTGCAATGATCTCAGTGTCATCTAAAAGAATAAAATTAATAGAGTTAGTTCCATTCTTTTGGTCTAATGATGCCTCATTTACAAACTCGCCCGATATAAGCCCTTCAACAACTTCAATTTCTTGGCCAGCTAGATAGCTAACACTATCAATTGTTACGTCCTTATTAATCTTAACTTTCTTTATTATAAAGCTCATCTATTCCTCTATTGGCTGCTCTATTGGTTCTTCAACGATCTGTTGTTGTATTATATCTTGCTTTACTTCTAATTTATCGGGGTTTTCGGGATTAAATGAATCACAAAGGGTTTGAATATACCCCATAACCGATGTAAATCCTTCTAAATCTTGCTCTGCTAGTTGATCAAATGAAATATTTATCTTCTTTACAAATGAAACAGATATATCATCTTCATATTGTGAGTATCCTATCTGAGCAGTTTTTTTATCATCATTAAAAATGATTTGATATGCACCCACTGAAACCGTTTTATTTATTTCTTTATTAAATGCCATTTTAACTCCTATGCTATTTTTAAAGTCCCGCCATCATTATATAAATCACCTGTTGAAAGACCTGCTGAGGAAGTTGGAAGGTTGGGTAAATTAATCGTATTATTCTTAAATATTGCCACCAACTGCTCAGCACCGCTTGAATCTGCTACCTCTATTCTTAATGAATTAGCTAACGATACACCAGATGTCCCAACAGTTAACCTTGCAAATGTATCTAATTGTTTTAGCGTAGCATATCTTTGAGAGCTTGTACTTCCATCTGTGTTCCATACAGAAGTTAATCCTATATTAGCTGAAGACTCTTGGTTATAAGCTCTAATTTCAGTCCCTAAAATATCATCATTGACTTTTAGAGGACTTTCTATTTGAGTATAGGTTCCATCATTCCATATATCGCCATCTGTAGGACTTGCGTTTGTTGTGGATCCTAGCTTAAAAACTCCATCCTCAATCTCTAACGTACCATCTTTTATTATTGTCCTAAAATCAGAAGATACGCTACCACCTATAAACTCAATATTATTATTAGAGCCTGACCCTATTTGAAATTTAGGATAAGTGTTCCCACCTAGCCTAAATTTAAAGACTTTTGATGTTTCATCAAACTGTGTTGTAAAAGAACTGTTCAGATCATTAGAAATATAATACTTAAATTCATGTACGCCACTTGTTGCTGGACTATATTGTCTAATTTGAGGACCTAAATTTAAAAAAAGATCTAGCCTATTAAATACTTTACCCACTACATAATAATCTGATAATCCACTAGTGGTGAACGGCTCAAATTGGATAGAATCATCGCCAGTTGTATTCCCTTGAGTTAGAACGCTATCAAGGTCTTGAGAGCCTCCTCCAGTTGCATTAATAATAGGATTCAGCGGATCTGTATTATCTATGGTTACATTTGTGCCAGCTACTACTGAATCAAGTTTATCGGCTGCTGAATTTTGCCACCAATCTTGCGCTATTGGCTTTGTAAAGCTTGATGGAATTGCTGAAAGAGCATTTTCATAAACAAAAGAATTGGAACCAGTTACTGATCTAAAAGTATCCGACCCGATAAATACCAGATTAGTTACCTTCCATGGTATGTTTATTGTGTAATCCGCAGGAGAGCCAAATGCGATTGTACCATTCAAAAACTGCATACTAGTTAAAGTTACATCGGCGCCTGCTTTGTAATCAAATGCTACATTTACACTATTTGACTGCCATTGAAAAGGTTCAAAGGTATTTGCCACAATAATCGAGCATGATCCCCAAACTTCGAAAGTCTGAGCATTAACAAAATTGAAATCTTCCCTAGTAATGATTAAAAGCTTGGAATCAAATTCAGCCGCTAAAGCTGCCACTAAATCAGATGTGCTTTGTACTTCAAAAACAGTTTCGAAACCACCAGCCGATGATGATCCTAAAATATAATCACCATTTGAATCAACTTGAATAACTTTATTAGCATCGGATCCTGTTGGAGCTGGGATTGCCACATTGGTGACGTTCTCTAAGGAAAGAGTTGTTTTTAATGCAGTTGGGTCTTGAAATGAATATTCAGTAGAATCTGACACTGGGACACTATCTAATTCATTCCCTAGCGCTGCTACTTGGCCACTGCCTACTGCCTTAGTTTCGCCAGTGTCAACAGTATCAACAAAAACACTATATTTGCCAGTAGGGATACTAGCAATAGAATACCAACCATTGCCCACTTCAGTACACGTATAAATAGTTGCATCTTTTCTCAGTTCTACTGTTGCACCAGTGAGTGGACTCCCCGAACTATCTGATACAATAAAACTATATTTCTCATTTTGAATAGGCATTAAGATACCACCCCTTCATGATCTACATTTGCAACTGTTGGATCAATTGCTTTATAATATGGTAATGAAATATTAAACTTATTAGCCTTCCCAATGGGTTTTATAATGCTTTGTGTACTAGGATCACCATCAAACTCCGCATCTGTTAATGTAACACCAATCCCTGCTCCTACATCATCGTATGACTCTGGAATGATATCAAATTTAAAACGTGAAAACCTCACTGTGTCTGCTATAAATTGTCTAAATTGATCGGCTTCTGTTTTTGTGATGTATCTAATTTCAATCACTCCACGCAAAACTGACCTTGAGTTATCAAAAGTAAATGTATTGCCTGCTGCTGATCTTTGGCTTTTTTGATTAATTCTTTCAAACCAAAATTGAGAAGTGTGTTCAATACCCTTATCAATTGTCAATGTTCCAAAAGTTATAGCCATTATAACCTTCTTTCAAATTCTCTCATTCTTGGGATGAGTGAGTTTTCTAAAAATTGTTCATCAATAACTCCACCCTGGATCTGTAAAGTTATGCCACCACTAGGTCTATTTGATTGAGCTAATAATCTATTTGCTGCATCTTCTAAACGTCCATTATTGATGTCTTGAAGGGCAGCTTCCCCTGCTTGTCTTGTTCCACCTGCTGATACTACAAACTCACGACCATTCTCACCCACTGAGATGTTTTCCTGGCCGCTTTCGCCTGCCATGCCGCCTTTGAAGAATTGCTGAGATTCAATAAGAGCCACTTGAGATGCACCTGCTACACCAACAGCAATAGATAGAGGAATGTTTGGCAGTGCTTTGGTTACTGCTGCCGCTGTGTTCACAATAGCCTCTAATTGTGCTGCTCTTTTTCTCGCTTGGGCCGTCTTTTTTGACGATCTCTGTAAGTCTTTTTCACGCTTAACCTCAAGACGTTTAAGCTTCTCATCTCGCTCTCTAGCGATCTTTTCTTGTTTTGATGCATCACCTTCGGCTGCTTTAATTCTTTCATTATACTCTTCTTGAATCCTTACTGAGCGCTCATCAAAACTTTGGTTAATTCTGTTTTGCTCCATCTGGTTTAAGTTGGCTAATGTTTGACTTGCCAATCCAGCAAACTGACCAATCTCGTTAAATTGATTGGCTAACGAATCTCTACGCTGCTGATCAATCTCACGCTGAAGCTCTGCGATCTCCATCATTCGAGCTTTTTCTACTTGTGCTGTGGCGCCGAGAATTTCAACACGTTGATCATAGGTTTCTTTGATCTCTGCACGTCTTAGTTCATTTTCACTTTTAAAGAAATTGGTTAATTCTTTTTCAGCTTCTTTTTCTTTTTGAACTGTCTCTTTGCGAAGCTGCTCGTATGATTCGTTTGCTGCTTTTCTTCTTTCAAGTGTTTGTTGTGCTAATGCATCTTTTGCCTTAGCTTCTTCTTTTGCGATTCTAATTAGTTCTTTAGAATGGCGCTCTGCTTCTCTTTTAGCATCTGCTTTTTGCTTTTGTCTTCTACGCCTTGCATTTAATTGTTTTTGCTGGGCTACTCTTTCAGCATTCTTAGCGGCTAATTCTTCTTGCTTTTTCTCTTGTTCATGGGCCTTTTTGTTGGCTTCCATCTTGTTGAGAAGGTTCTTTATTTCTTTATCAGTGGTTTCATCATCAACTCGTTCAAGCTCTTTCTTGAAATCAATCGCATCGCCAATTTGTTTAATGATCTGACTCCAACCAAGAGCAGTATCAACTAATAAATCAAGCGTTCCTTTGATTTGTGGTTGAAGAGTTTCGAATACTTGAATCATAGCAGGACCAGCGATTTGAACCGCACCTTGGAGTTCCACAAAGGCCTCTGTTAATAAAGGAATCATTTGCTCTGCTATTGGAGCTAATGATCCTTGTGCTGAAGTTTGAAGTCTCAATAATTCATCATTAAAAGCTTCTGCCTCTGCACCTGCATCTTCACTAAATGCTACACCAAGAGCTTTAGCTTCATGGATTTGATTCTGTAACGCTGTCGAACCTTGATTTAATGTGTTTATTAAATTCTTGCCCGATCTACCGAATAACTCTTGAGCTTTAGCAGCCTTTATAACACCATCGGGCATCTCTTTAAATTTATCAGATATTTCAAAAATGAGTTCTTCATTGGTTTTCAAAACACCATTTGAATCTTTTACTGAAATACCTAAATCTGTAAATGATCTTTGTGCAGTTGATAACCCTGCATCGGCATCTGAAACTGTTCTCGATAGTCTAGCCATCCCAGTTTCAACGGATTTTAAATCTGTTCCACCTAGTTGGGCAGCGTGTGACATTCCACTCAAGAAATCAGTCGTCACACCTAGCTCACGGCCCATTTTGGTGATTCTATCTCTTGTTCCAGCTACTTCTTTGGATAAAGCAAATAAAGCCGCCCCACCTACTCCTGCTGCTGAACCAACTGCCAATAATCCTTTTGAAACAGCTACAATTGACTGTGATGCAGTTAAGGAATTATCACCAGTCTTTTTTACTTCACCTTGGAATTTTTTTAACTTTGGAGTGCCTTTATCATCTATTTCAATGCTAAATTCAAGAGCCATTTTTCCTCTGTTGTTTTAATCTTTCGGTAAGTATACTATTCCTAATATAGCTTGTTTTTAAAGATAACAACTCCATAAACTCAGCAGAAGAAAGATCGATTGACCCTTCCATATGTGGTGTAAACATAGCAGTAGGCAATTTAATCCCATCATAAGGGCTTAGTGAATATATTTGTTCACTTATGACTTCAAACTGCTCAAGTGCGCCACCTAATAAGAAGTTTAATGGGTTGCCTTCTAATTGCTCTTTGTGGATAATTGATTTAACATTTTTTAAGTGCTTGCAATATCCCTCTTTTAAGCAAAAAGGAACCCCATCAATTAGTTCGTCAGATTCTTCGGGGTCTTCTCTACATGATATACATGAATTTTGCTCGAAGCCATATTCTTTAATCTTCAGCCATTTCAATAAATTTTTTTTTAGCTCCGCTTTTGACTGCGATTACAAAGTCCCTGAAATCATCATTATTGAAATATAAATCTTCAAAAAATATAAGCTTGTGATCCTTTGGGAGTAAATTAAAATCTATAACTGATCCATCTTGATCCACTAGGTTCTTAACATCTGTTACAAACTCTAAGCAGAAAAGACTCATTTGGGAGTCAGTTATATATTTTTCATTTGGTGTTAGTTCAATCTCGTCAAACTTTCCATCAGCAATCTTCTTATAAATATCTTTCTTTTCTTCTTTAGATCTCTTCTTAAATGGATTGTGATCTAAGTTAAATTTATTTAGATCTGCTTGCGATACTCGCTTGAAATGGATTTCACTGCCATCTTCAATAAATACTGGGCCTTTAGGCTGAAATGATAATGCCATAGTTTACTCCTTTTTTCTCCATTAATAAATATAACTTGTTTAAAATAAAAAAGCCCCCTGGTGGAGAAATCCAGGAGGCTTGAGAAGGTTCGAACCTAGTTTTTAACCTTCGTAACGAAGTCCATTCTCACTATTTGCATTTGAAAGCATCATGTAGAAAGGTGTTTCTGGATACAATAGAGTCTGCTCTGTTCCACTAATTGAGCGCTCAATAGTGAAAGGATCCGCACCACATGGAATGTGAGCTTCAGCAGTGATATTGATTTTTGAACCATCTGAGATCTCTGGCTCTGCGCTGATAATGTTCAAAGCAGGAAATAAAAGATATAGTAATTTATCACCACGCAAAAAAGCAATCTTTAGTTGACACTCTGTGTCGGTTTGCTCATAGTTTTTGTAATCAATAGTATCATGTTTATTGATCTGAAATTCAACTTGAACAGTTTGCTCTCCAGTTGATACTGGCTCTGCTCTGCTCAATCCTGCGTTAGATGTTCCTGTTGGAAATAGGTCATCAGCTACTCCAAGCGATGAAGTTACTGAAAAGTTGAATATTGCTTTTTCAATTGGAGAACCAACTGGTCCAAATTCGCAAGATGCATGGCGCATAAAGAATTTGTTTTCATCACATCCAACACGATCAGTCCAATTAGATGACTCAGTTTTGTTTGTATCATAAGCTGCAACCTCACCCTGGCCAGACATTTCCAACATCAAAGGATTCTTTGATTCACATGAAAGAGTAAACTCAGAGATGTTTGCATTCTCACAAAACTTATCATATGGACCAAACTCTGTGCATAATTTTAAATATGTATTCATTTGGTCTGTTGGATCATAAGCAGGCGAAAGAGATGCGTTTGCAGTTGCCAATGCCGCCTCTGCTGATGTGTATAATCGTTGATCCTTGCCTTGTGGTTGCAAAGTAATCAAGTGAGCATACTTAGTTGTGTCGTAGTTAATTGGACCACTGAGATCTTCATAACCCATAGCAGAAACAAGCTCAGTTAATGAATTATCTACAAATACCGCAGTTGAACCTGTCCATGTGACTGGAACATTAGATACTTCTTTATCTTTTAACCATTGATTACCAGTTGATGAAACATCTTGATACTTTTCGGGAGTATCTGTAATTGTTAACTCATTCCAACGTGTCTGCGAATTTGCTCCAGTTGTTGGGTATGTGCCTCCACCATATAGTTCAGCAGAAGTTGGTGTGTTACCAACTGCTTTCTTGATTCCATATCGTAGGGCAAAATCTTTACTTTGTGCCATTTTAAACTCCTAGTTTTTCGTCAAATCCTAAAGTAAATGAATGCGATACTACAATTGTATTTGTTGAGTATCCTATTTGTTGTTGTAATTCTGAATCAAGAAGGTCTGCATCTACATCTCCACCATCTTGTCCATTTAAATACGCTCTGAAAGCATCCTTCATATCTTTTGCCCATGCTAGGGTTTCTTGATATGAAGCTAAATCTTGTTCTCTGTTTTTGGCTTTTCTTAAATATCCATGAACTGTAATTTCAATATGAGTTCTTGAGCAGCTTTTAGTTGAGAATTCGGGTATAATAGTTTGATTAGATATTAATGTTATTCTTGGATAATCCTCATCTTTTAAACCCATATCATTAAATGTTTCAACACCATACTGCACCCCATCGGTTACAAGATTGTTGAAATACCCATTAGCAACTGAAATTTGCTGATAGTAAGAACCTAATTGAGCTATTAGTTGGCCAGATTTATCAGATGGCATTATTCTTCACCCTCAATGCAATCGTTACACTTAGGATCTTGATCTTCACATTTAGCGCATTCTTTGGTTTTCTTCTTTTTCTTTTTAGGCGTTTCTACAACTAAACAACCTTCAAGATGAACACCATCTGGAACGATGCAATCTAAAAGAATACATTCTTTGCAAATATCACCCTTTAAAAGAGTTGCTTTTTCTAATTTTTGTTCTCTGTAAATCATATCTTTGCCAAACTTCTTTCTTTAAGGGTTCTCTCTAAATAAAATTTATTTATTTTATTCCACCTACGCAATGCTTTTCCAAGGCCTTGCCTAACTATTCTCTTTTGTCCTTTTCTTACATTCTTAACTCTGCCATTAGGTGAAGTGATTCTTTCTTTCTTTGAGCCATTCTCGAATATGCCAAAGATTCTATCATACTTTCCCTCTAGTGAATAAATTGCTTTTATCTGTCTATTTGTTTTTATTATCCTAACAGATACACCTTCATTTTTAGCAGAGTATAGTGTTTTAGATCCAAGTGGACCTTTTGAAAAATTTAATTCCTTAAAAATATTAGGGAGAGAGCCTCCACGGTCAACTAATTTAGTTTTGTGGAATGTTGGCTTTCCCCCTTTTTTACGAGTTAAATTAGCTCCACTCGTTGGAGCATATTGAGGTCTTTTTCCAGATGATATCTTTGTATTTCTACCATTTAAAAAACCCTCTCTTTGAATAACAATTTGAGCTAGGTTTATAATCTCTGCATGAGCCCCACCAATTGAAGACTGAATAGAATTAATATCTTTTTCAATCTTCTTTAATGAAGGCTTCATGTTAACAAATTTAAAACCACTCTTTTTGGCCATTATTCTTCTTCTAACTCTTTTTTAGCTTTTCTTCCACGCTTAGGTTTGGGAGCAGCTAACTTATAAGTTTTATTATGCTTTTCAAATAATCTAACTTTGTTCCACTTAGTTGTATTTTCGACAGTTAAACTTTTAGCCAATTTATTCATTTCAGTGAATGTACCACTTGCAATTGGCTCACTTTCTCCAGTTTCTTCGTTTACTCCAATTAAGACTGATAGTCTCATGTTTTTCTCCTTTTATAAAAAAAGCCCCTCCCATTGGAGAGGCTCATGTTTTGTTATGATTTGAACTCTATTAAGCAGAGATAAGTCTTGCAAGGCGAGTCGCATCGCAAACTTGACGACCAATAAGAAGTTCAACAGTACCAAATACTGCTCCACTAGCTGCATCTGTGTGCTTACGGAATTGCATAGTAAGACCATTAGGAGCCTGCATTGTAGAAACAAGTTGTACAAGAGCAGTAGACTCTGGATCTTGGATAGCAGGAAGGCCAGTAGCAACTGCCATAGCTGATTTGTCGGTGATAAAACCAACTAGATTTTCAGCACCTACAGCACCAGCTGATGTAGCAAGTACATTAGAAGACATAGTTTCGAAATCATAAAGGTTGCGAACAACTGCATCACGAAGAGTCTCATCAGTATTAGCTTTATCGAAAGATGCTAGGTTGTCATCTTTAAGAAGTGAAGCATAATAAGGATTAGTCAAGATCATTGAACGCTCATCAGAAGCATACTCATCATCTTGCGCTTTATTCCAAAGATCTGCAACATCAACATGGTCGAAAGTTGAAGCTGCACCAGTGAAACCAACCTCTGTGTAGTTAGCAGCAGTGATTAGATCATAAACGTATTTGTTTGCACCTTCTGCAACCGCTACAACGGCGCCACGCATCATACGAGCCATGTCGAAGTAAGTAGTTTGTGCAGAGATGGTAAAAGTAGACTTGATGTGTTTGTCAAGCTCGACATTCACATATGCAACACCACCGCCATCTTCAGTTTCATAGTTGTTAGTAGATGCATCAAAGTCAGATGACGAGTTTTTAGCATAAACTCCAACTTTTAGAACATCACCCTCTTCTTTACCTTCATCTGAAAGCTTAGTTGAGAAAGATTCTAATTCAACAAACGCTGGGCTTTTTGAATCAATCGCTTCCTGGGCGATTTCTGTAATTTCTTGATTAGTAACTGCCATTTTAGTAGTTCCTTATTTTAATTTGTTAATCTTTTTAATGATTTCTCTTTTTGCTGCTGGATTAGTTTCCTTGGCTGCAAGTTTTCGTAATGATTCAATTGACTCTTCCTCAGACTCTTTCATATCAAGGGCTTTAGGAGCATTTGAATTAAGTTTTTTAAGCAGATCGCCCTTTTCTACTTCTTCACGATTAGCCGTAAGTTGAAGCTCTTTGGCGTTCTGAATAATTCTTTTTTGTGCATCCATAATTGAAGCTTTTTCTTGAATTAGCTCTTCAACTAAACCTTCTTGGCCTTTAAAAGCTAAAGCTTTAATTTCAGATTGACGAGTAAATTCTTCTTCTAGCTTTTCAGCAGCATAAAGCTCCATTTCTGCCAAAGTAAAATACTCATCTTCTTCAGCTTCTTCTTCGATAGCTGCAAGAATGCCTTCTTCTAGTTCTTCGACTTCTTGTTCAAGCTCATCATCAAGTTCTTCAGCGGATGCAACCACTTCAAGATCCTCGAACTCTACTTCTTGCTCTTGTACAATTTCTTCTTCAACTAAAGCTTCTTCTTGAACCTCAAGCTCGGCTTCAGCTACTTCATTATGAATAACTTCTTTTTGATTCATTTCTGATAGCTCCATTGGTGCGTTTTTATAAAAATATTTTGTTTTTTGGTCTTTGGAAACACAAGCTGCAACTTTATTGAAAGTCTGTACTGAATTAGCAAAACCTTTTTCAATTGCATCTGTTGGATTTAGCCAAGTTTCATCGTCCATCATTGCACGGATTTCTTCTTCATCAAGACCTGTTGCGTTAACATAAATGTTTACCAATTCAGTGGTCATTAGGTCCAAAAGATCAGCTTCTTGACGTAGATCCTTGGCTTCTCCCATCATGCCAGTCCAGGGATTGTGGATCATAATAAATGAACCTTCATTCATTACAAGTTCATCACCACCCAAAGCAATAATTGAAGCAATTGAAGCGGCCCATCCATCTACGATCACCTTCACGTTGCCTGCGTATGATTTAAGTAGATTGTAAATGGTTATTCCTTCTTGAACTTCACCACCTACTGAGTTAATTCTTACTTCGATGTCTTCACCATTGGCAAAATCCAACTCACGAGCAAACATCTCTGAAGTTGTACCCATTCCGCCAATTTCGTTAAATACTAAAATAGTTCTCATAATTCTAAGCCTTTAAACTTGTTATTTATAGCTTCTGATGGCTCTATTTCCTCAGATTCTACCTCTTCAACGTCTTCTGATACACCTAAAACTGCCTCAGCTTGATTAGTTGCGTAAACTACCTCTAAAGGGACATCAAGCTCTTCTGCAACTTCTTGAGCTTGCAAGTACTCCTGGGCTTTCTCCAATAAAATCTGTTTATATTGGATGCCTTTTTGAGCTAAAATTCTGCTTGCAGTAGTGGTATTATTACCCATTCTTTCAGTTTCTGCTTTAGAATTCTTAGCTGGATCGGCATCAACAAAGTTCTGTGATCCAATAAACTCTAACGCAATGCTCTCTGGAGTTAATTCTTCTACTCCAAAACCTTTCAATGAGGCTTCAATCTGCACCCATTTGTTGATTTCTTGGAATACTTTAACTAATTCATCTGTCCAAAACTGAGTCAAACGGAAAAAGCTATCAAATGCAAGCTTACCACCGCTGAAGTTTACGTTTGAGAGGTCTTTAGCCAAAATCTCATAAGGAATACCAGAACCCATGGAAACTATCTTCAAAGCTCTTAAAATAAGCGCATCACGATCAATATCACCACTTGAATTAATAACTTGTGCTGATGTACCTTCGGGAGCAGTCATTATTGCACCATCGGGAAGTGATCCAACAATTTGAGCCTCTCCATTATCATCTACCGCTTCAATTAATTCACCAGTTTCGGGATCAACTGCACCAATTCCACTATAAGCATCTGATGGTGATGTTGAATTTAAAATAACTGACAAAAGAGCTTTATTTCTTGAACCTTGAACTGCTGAAACAATTAAATCATCTAAATCTTTAATTGCAGTAAATACTGGAGTAAGCATAGATAGACCACGAGTCTGCTCTGCACTCATGCCAGTTGGTCTACGAATTAAACAAGCATTTAATCGGCCTGTTTCCATATCGTACTTTTCAATGTATCTAAAATTTGATACATCATCACGTCCACCAACTGAATCAGTATTCTTTACATAATAACCGACTTCTACGCCATCACGATACGCCACACCAAACTTGACTGTGTTGCCATATTGGTCTTTTTTATTAGAATATTCCCTGGGGGAGCAGACTCTTGCACCACTTGTCAGTTCTAATCTTAAAGCTACTTTGTCGTTTCCAACAGTAGGATCGACAGGTGTTGTGAGAAGTACGTCACCAGTTGAGCCAATTGCATATACAATATCTCTGAAAACTTGGTTAAAAGTTTTGGTTCCTGCAAGGTCAACAGTGCCAAAAGCCCAAGTATTCCAAACTTGACGTGATCTTTCAGTTCCTGCATTTGGTGTTAACCCACTTCCTGCAACATAGTCTTCCATAGCTTGTACAATGCTTTTTGCAGTAGGACTATTGCGGATGAGATCCATACAATTATCAATAATAGTGTAATAATCACCATTTAATAAGCTATCCTCACCTTGTCGAGAATTAGGCACTTGATACTGATCTAAAGCGTTTCTTGTGCCAGCTACATAAGCTCTACTCATCGTCTAAATCCACTCCTACGAGGGGTTATCGGCCTCCATTTTGGCTTTGTTGCCTCGTCTTCTTCCCCTTGAGCGTATGAATTTACTTTATCATAAAAATCCATCAGCTCGGCCATTGAATAAAATGTGTGCGAAATACCATCCAAAGATGTAACGCTTTGAACATTCCACTCACCTGTCTCAGTCATCTCTTGAATCTTGAGTTTTATTTCGTCTGCTAAATCATTCCAAGTCGCTGCCATAAGTTAAATATAACTTGTTTTTGATTTGTCAAGGGTTTATCTCCTACTAAATTGTTGCCTTCTGTTTTGAGTATTGTTTTTATACTTTGGAATGTTTGTCTTTCTTTTTTCTGCTACTGTTTTAGTTCGCATTTTATCGAGATCCAAAGTATAGCCACGCACCATACTATATATAGAAGCATCCCTATAGTCATTTTTAGCACCTTTATATTTTTTTTGCCAAACTTCTTTTTGAAATCCTTTATTATCTGTAACAAGCCTCTTCACCTCATTATTTAATTGATTTACATATCTATCCGTGTAATCTGTTGGAATATTCCATGAGCCCTCTGTTCCTGCTGCTTTTTCTAGGGCAGTTTGAAATACATCTTGCCAATAATAAGCTTTTAAATTATAAAGATTAACACCTTTAGATTGTTTCCCATATTTCTTTTGTGGATCAGCAGGTTTTATTAATATTGGCTTTGATAATGGCTCTTGGCCCATGATTGGAATCCATAATGGGTACCTTCTGCAAAAATCATAAACTAAATTTGATCTGTATCCTGCATCAAATGCTCCACCAGTAAACATAGGACGTGGCCCATCACCAAGAAAAACAAATTCTGTACGAATATCATCAAGTAAATGTAAAACTCCACGCTCAACCTTCTCCCAGTCACGATCATCCCAAGCTATTTCTTGCTCATATATTTTATATTTGATGTTGTTATTTGCCCATCCGAGAACTACGCAAGATGCTAAATTCTTACCTAAGTCAACTCCAACTGTAATCGATTTTACATCGGCTGGGATTTGCTTACGTTTATAATCACAAGTCAGCTCTTTATATTCTAAATCACCTCCCATCGATTCTAAATCAATTGGCCTTGCGCATTCCGAGTTGTAAAAATCCTTAAAAGAATTATTACCTTCTTCTTTTGATTTTAATCTTTTAGCTGCAATACTTGAAAAATCATTGTGTATAGTGTTCCAAGATGCTTTGTGAAAGCCTATATAAGTCATTGGGAGATCTGGATCTTGATCCTTCCACCTTTGGGTCATGACCATTTTTTCATGGTGTTCATCAGTTATTTCACATCCATTACTAGGGCATATAGCAAACCCAAGTCCCTGGGCCTCGATGGACCTATAATCTGCACCTTCTTCTGCTTGAATATGTTCCTCCAAGTACTCACTCCACTCACCGCAATGTGGACATTGCATTTCAATCGAATACCTTTTACTATTGTTATAGTAATCTTGGATGCCGCCATTACCTGCCAACTTTTTTGGAGTTGATGCAAGTATAAGTTTGAAGTTGGGCTTGGTCCTACCCCTTGAACGTGCCAATTGAATTGGGTTGATGTCTTGCTCTTTGATCTCGTCAATTTCATCGAAATCAACAAAATCAGCAGGCATCTCAGCCAATGAACTTGGAGAGGTGGCCAAACCCCATGCAATTCTATTTGTCCCAAAACTACTAAACTCCTTTCCACCTTTTTTAGGTTCAAAATTAACTATTGGAGATTTTTCCCATATGTTATGCATACGCACTTGTAAACGTTTGATCAATCGTTCATCGGGAGGGACAAACAATCCATTTACTTTCTTTTCTGCTATAAACCAACTCATAGCACATATTTGAAATAATGTTTTAGAAGACTGCGATCCAAACTGTAAATAGATCTCTTTTACATCGGGATTCTTTAGCTGCTCAAAAATAAACTCCATTTCGGGAGCCATTGACCAATCTGGATGAGATACAGAAAAAAAACCCTCACCATCGGGAAGTGATATATTTTGTTCGGTCCACTCTGTAATCTTTTGATCTGTATCTGTATCAAAAATTGGGATTAACTTAGAAGAAAGCAAACTTTCAAATCCACTTGAGAACGTCCCTAATCTTTCTACTGTTGCCTCTTCCTTGTATTTAGCCCTCAAATCTTTCTGATAACACGCTGCACATTTTCCAGCTTTTGTTGCTGGCTTTCCACAATCTAAGCAAAACTTTTTCATAGGCCCTCATTTATAAATTGAATAAAATCAGCTTTTAAAAAATCAAATTCTTTAACCATCTTTTCTCTTATTTCTGATTTACTTCTTTTGTGTAGTTGAGGTGTTAGCTTGTCTGGTGTGTTATTTAATCTTTCAACAAACCTTTGACAAATTTCAGATATCTTTGTAACTGCTAATTCTTTTTCAACTAATGTACTTTCGGCCACTGCATTTAATCGCTCTTGTTTCTTGGCTTGTGAATTTCTAGCTCGAATCATTGCACGTTTTGCTTCATCGTCCAATTCATCAGATGACAGCAGTTCCAAGTCTTTTTCAAGTGAATCAGTATTGCTTACAATATCATCTATGAGTTCTGCAGATGTCTTTGTTTGTTTCTTTTTCTTAGGCTTCTTGGCTTTTTCTGAATCTTGAAACTTCTTTCTAACTGCTGCCTTTTTCTTGGTTGATCCTTTAGGTCTTCCCCTTTTTTTTACCTCTACTCCTTCCATTCATTTACCTCTGCATTTTGTTTCACTCTATCGTTGAAAAAATAACCAACTGCTCTATAATATGAACGTTTTTGATTGGGCGTTTTAAATCCAGTGAGGTCTTTTATATCCTCTTTTGTGTATCCCATTTGTTCCCAATGTTCTTTTGCTAATTTATACAAAACTTCAGAGGGAGTTAGGTATCTTCTTTTTTCTGACATTCTTCCTCCTCTAGCATTTTATTTGTTTCTCCAGTTTCGTAATCTACAACAACCCACTCGCCATTGTGATCCATTACATACATCTTTGTGTCGTTAAAT